CCTGCTGCATGTGTCGAGCTTATTGCCGGTGCTGCTGTTGGATCTTCAGGTAACGCTGCATTCTAATTTATTCTTTATACGGGAGCTTCGGCTCCCTTTTTTTTTTATGACTACACCAATAGCAACCGATACCGAACTATCCGCAGTTAACTCTATTTTGGGTAGCATAGGACAGTCACCTATTACACAATTAAAAAGTACAACAGGTGCATTAATTAGTACAAACCCAGAAATATCATATATATTTAATTTATTAGTAGAAGTTACTAAAGATGTATTGAACGAGGGATGGCATTTTAATTCAGAAGAACACATTAAAATTAGTCCTGATGCAAATAAACATATCAGTATTCCCACTAACATGCTCCGTTACGATATACATGATGGACAGATAACTAGAAATCTTGATGTTGTTAAAAGAGAAGGAAAATTATATGACAAAGTAAACCATACATTTGAGTTTACAAGCGATGTAGAAATAGATGCTACATATTTATATGATTTTGAAGATATACCTTCTGTATTCCAAAGATATATTATAGCTAAAGCATCCACTAGAGCAGCTACACAATTAGTTGGTGATGCCAACCTTGCTAGATTATTACAGACTCAGGAAACACAAAACAGAGCAAACGTTATGGAATATGATACTCAACAAGGAGATCCCAGTTTCTTTGGATTTCGAGAAAACCAAGGCTACAACGCCTATCAACCTTACAAAGCATTAATTAGATAATGGCAAGTGTTACACAATTAGTACCTACATTAACCGGTGGCGTTTCTCAACAGCCAGATGAATTAAAAGTTCCGGGACAGGTTAATGTTGCAAACAATGTTTTACCTGATGTAACACATGGTTTACTGAAACGTCCCGGTGGAAAATTTATAGCGTCTCTTAGTGATGGAACTAATAACTCAACTACTAATGGTAGGTGGTTTCATTATTATCGAGATGAAGACGAACAGTATGTTGGTCAAGTCAGTAGGACTGGAGATATAAATATGTGGAAGTGTAGTGATGGTTCAGAAATGACTGTTACAGGTTCTACAACAGCTATGGCTAATTACTTAACACATAGTAATGATGAAGACATACAAACACTAACTATCAACGATTTTACGTTCTTAACTAACAGAACCAAAACTGTTGCAATGGCTACTACTATAGAACCATTAAGACCTCCAGAAGTATTTATTGAATTAAAAACAATAAAATATGCAGCTCAGTATTCTTTAAATTTGTTTGACTCAACTGCTACAACTGCTATTAGCACAGCTACTAGAATTAGTGTAGACTTAGTTAGATCTAGTAACAACTACTGTACTAGCAATGGTCATATGGATACTCATGCAAATAGACCTACCAACAGTACTAGGTGTGATGACGATGCGGGACCCGGGTCAGATGATTTAGGTCCTAATGTAGGGACTAGAATTTTTGACATAACAAGTGGAGCTACTTTAGTTGATAATGATGCTGTAGGTGGTACTTTAGATTCAGGAGGAGATCCATCAAGCGATACTTCTTATAGTTATTTAGCAAATATTTACGGAAAATTATTTGGAGGAACTTACACCCAGTCAGGAACTACTGTTACTATTACCAGTAACGGACATGGTTTATCAAATGGTAATGAAGTTTACTTTGATTTTTTAGCTGGTAACGGAGTCGATGCAACTAAAACAATAACTGTAGTTGATGCTAATACTTTTACATTTACAGCAGATGCGTCCGCTACACAGAGTTCAGCAGAAAATGTAAACTATGCATTGAATAATGTACAAAATAGAAGTAACTTATATTTTAGAATTACTACTAACGGGCAGTCTACGCCCGTAGGAGCCGGTTCAAACGTAGAGTATAGAACAAGGTATAACACAACAAACGACCTCCTTTATGGAGGCGAGGGGTGGCAACAGGGCGATCATTTCTTTGTGTTTATGAAAGATGGTTACTACAAAGTAACTGTTGATGAAATAAGTACATCACAAGTGCAAGCTAACCTTGGATTAATTAGACCAAACCCTACCGCTTTTGATACTAAAACAACAGTAACAGCAGAATCTATACTTGGTTCTCTTAGAACAGACCTATTAGCTACAGGAAATTTTAATGCTGTAGAACAGATAGGTAATGGACTTTATATTACTAGAACTTCTAATGTAGTAAATGGTGTTGAACAAAATACATTTAACGTTTCTACACCGGTTAGTGATTTAATAAATGTAGTAGCCGGTGAGGTTCTTACTGTAGATGATTTACCACGTCAATCAAAACATGGATTTGTTGTAAAGATAGCTAACAGTGCTAATGAAGAAGATGATTATTATTTAAAATTCTTTGCTAACAACGGGTTTGATGGTGAAGGTGTGTGGGAAGAATGTGTAAGACCGGGAGATAAGACTAATTTTGATGCGACTACTATGCCATTACAATTAGTTAGAACTAACTCTACGACATTTACTTTATCTCAAGTAGCATGGGAAGGTGCACAAGTAGGTAATACTGACCCTGATGGCAGTAATCCACAGTCTTCATTTGTAGGGAAAACTATTAATAAAATGGTATTCTTTAGAAATAGATTAGTTATGCTTAGTGATGAGAATGTTATTATGTCTCGTCCCGGAAACTTCTTTAACTTCTGGGCTAAGACTGCACAGACATTTTCTAACATAGATCCTATTGACATATCATGTAGTTCTACATACCCAGCTATTGTGTTTGATGCAATACAAGTCAACACAGGTTTAGTTATATTTACAAAAAATCAACAATTTATGTTGACTACAGATAGTGATGTACTTAATCCCAATACAGCTAAAATAAATAGACTTTCTTCTTACAACTTTAATCATAAAACTAATCCAGTTAATTTAGGAACTACTATAGGATTTTTAGATAATGCTAATAAGTATAGTAGATTCTTTGAGATGTCACAGATTAGACGAGAAGGCGAACCAGAAGTTGTAGAACAAAGTAAAGTAGTATCTCAGTTATTTGAAAAAGATTTAAAAATTATATCTAATTCTAGAGAAAATGGATTGATATTATTTAGTGAAGAAGATACATCAACTTTGTATGGTTATAGATATTTTACTTCAGGTAATGAAAGAATATTACAAGCATGGTTTCAATGGACATTAACTGGTACTATTCAATATCATTGCATGTTAGATGATGCATTATATGTTGTAGTAAGAAATAATAATAAAGATCAGTTATTAAAATACTCTGTTAAGTTAGATGACAATGGGCATTTCGTAACTGCTGGAGAAGATTACCCTATACACTTAGATCATTGTAAAAGTGTTACTACAGGTGGTGGGACTTATAATAGTACAACTGGTAAAACTACATTTGCAAAACCAACAGGATTTGAAAGCACTAATGCTATAGCAGCTTATGATACTGACTCTGGTACTAACTTAGGTAGATTTGCAGACGTAACTATTAATGGTTCTAATTTAGAAATAGTAGGGAACTGGTCTAGTGAAACATTTCTTATTGGATATCAATTTGAAATGCAAGTAGAGTTACCTAAAATTTTCTTTACTTACAGATCAGGTAATGCTACAAGAAAAGATACAAGATCTGATTTAGTAGTACACAGAGTTAAATTTAATTTTGGAAAAGTTGGTTTATATTCTATGGAAGTAAATAGAAGTGGTAAGCCTTTATTTACTCAGTTAGTAGAATCAACCCCAGCAGATGTTTATACTGCAAACAATGTAGGTTTTGTACCAGATGTACAAGGCACAGTACCTTGTTATGAAAGAAATAAGAATTTAATAATCACTGTAAAATCTAAACACCCATCACCAGCTACGATAGTTTCGTATCAGTGGGAAGGTAAGTACACTAATAAAAATTACACACGTGTCTAAATACATTCACCCAGCAACATTGGAGGCTGCTATTGCAGTAGCTTCCAATTTACTACCAGATGACTACAGAGAAATTACCGAAGGTCATGGACATGATCCTGAGAATGCATTAGTTGTAGGAATGAATAACTGCGACTCAGTGTACTTTAAGGTACCTGATGGTCAAATAGCAGGCATGGCAGGAGTATCTCCAGATGGAAAGATTTGGATGGTATGCACGCCTGCAATAGAAGACTACCCAATTACATTTGCTAAAGAAGCAAAAAGATATGTAGAGGGTAGAAAAGAAAAGTTATTATGGAACATTGTGGACAAACGCAATAAAGTACATATTAAACTACTGAGATTCCTAGGGTTCAAATTTCTAAGGGAAGTAAAACACGGACCTAATCAATTATTATTTATGGAGTTTTGCCGTGGCAATATCAGCTATACTCGGAGCGGGTAAGGCTATTCTCGGTGGCATAGGTCAAGCCCAACAGATCAAAGCCGAGAATCGAAGAAGAATTAGAGAGTATGAACGTCAACTAGAAATGCGTAAGCGTAACTGGTTCCAACAACTCTCTGTTTATGGCGCTAAAGTTAACAAATATAATATAGATCTAAACGAAAATGATCTAGCTGCACAACGTGGTTACGCTAAGGCACAGTCTAATTTACGTGCTTTAGAAGGCAGAGTTGTAGCTCAAAACGAAACAAAGTTTAGACAACTTGTGTCAAAAAAACTAGGAGCACGTAGAGCTAGTGGTCAGACTGGTAGGTCAGTTCGTAGAGGTGAAACTCTAGATATAGCTGAGTACGGTAGGTACACTGGTAGACAAGCTTTTGGTGTTTCTATGGCTAGAGAAAAGTTTAAAGAAAATGCAGAAAACATTAGAAGAAAACAGGTAAGTGCTCGTAGAGGTTTATTCTCTCAGGTAGCATTTAACCCAGTACCTTCTATGGCACCTAACCCTCCAGAGATGAGAGGCACAGGTATGGTTATGATGAACGCTTTACTAGGTGCAGCCGGTTCTATTGCTGGTGGTATGAGTAAAGATGTAGGAGCACCCACAGATTTAGGTGGTGGAGTAGATATGACAGGTGCATTTGATTATACACCGAGTGATCTATCTAGTTCATTTACTATGGACATGGGTGGTATCGGTTCATTTAGTAACATGGATTTTAATGTAAATGCATTACCTGATTTTAGTTCAGGTATATATTCAAGTGGATTTTATGGAGGTAGTGGGTTCTAATGACAGACTCATTTCAAGGTGGTTCTTTTGAAGCCGAAAGGTCCGAAGATTATGTAGCTCCTTTAATTAACAGCTACAAAGAAATTAACGAGGGCATGAATAATTACTGGTCACAAGAACTAAGTAATTATAAATACGCAGCACAAGATGCTGGTCAAGATATGAAACTACTAGCCAATATGTCTGGAACCCTCGGGGACTTCTTCAAACAACGCGAAGATGAAAAGCGAGAGGAGGACATTGCCAAAGGTTATGAGTGGTATTATGAAAATGGTTTTAGTGATGACGAAGTGTCAGCTTATAGAGAAGCTAAAGCCGGTATTGTAGAAGATGGAATAGCTATAGACGAAGCTGCTGCTGAATGGAGAGCTGGAGGTGGTGACATCTGGACTGGAGAAGAGTTCAGAAAAATGAACCCAGCTATGAAACAAGGAGCTGTAACAGCTTATGCTAGATCAAGACTTGCTGAATATAATCCAAAAGGTGATCCAAAACTAAAAGGCGCTACAACCTACGAAGAATATAAAGCTGCTGAAGCTGTATATAATAGAGAGTTTTTTAGAAAGTTTAAAGGTATAAACCCTGTACTGTTACAAGAAGAGGGTATATATGAAAAGCAACGCGACACCCAACAAGACGCATACAACGCTTGGACAACAGGTAGAGAAGAAGAGATTGATATACAACGTAAACAAATCTCTACATCTAACTTTGTTAAGTGTGTAAACTCAAAAGGTGGTGGTAGTTGTTTTATACAATATGTTAATGAACGTGGTCCTTTCGTACAGAATGGTCCAGCTAGAAGAGAAGCTATTGAGGTAGCTAAAAACTTAGCTGACCAAGGTCTTATTACAGACAATATGATTAAGGAGATGAAAGCTAAAAATGATAAGAATAAATTTACTAGCTTTGCTGATGGTAAAGAGTATTATTACGGTGATTATTTTGCAGCAGACATTGCTGAAATAGAAGAGAAAAAAGCTGACTTTGAAAACGAAAAGTACAGACGTGAAAAGACAGGACTAGAAATAGGACACAGAAATCAAACAGACGAACTACTAGCAGAGTTAACACCTGAAGGTGGTTTTACATTTGAAGAAGGGTTTAGTGACGATGATATAAAAAAATTTAAAAATCTTAGAGCTAACCAATTATCTAGTGGTAACTACGATGGTAGACTTGACACTGTTATTTCTGAAATGAGTCAAGATAAAAATGCACTACGAGCACAGAAACAAGAAGCATTAGACCTAGCTGAAAAAGGTTTGTTAACCACATCTAAACTAAACAGCATGGGTATTCTTGTTGCTTCTGATGGTAACTTGCAGAACATTGCTAAACAAACAGATACTGGTAACGGTCAAGCTAAAGGTAATGTAAATTTATTAGAAACATTTATAAATGCTGAGTTAAGTGTTAAAGGTACGTTTGGTGAAAAACAAGTAGCTAGATGGGCAAAAGCAGAATATGCAAAGAAAGTAGAAGCATACATGGGTAAGGTAGAAGACCCACATGGTTTAGCTTATCAAGATGTTTTAAATACATTAGATGCTGCTGTAAAAACTAATGCAGAAGGTAAACCACATCCACTACGTAAAAACAATAAGTGGCAAATGGCTACAAACTTTGGTGAAGATTTTACTAAATTAAAAACTGAAAAGTTAGAAGATTTTAATGACATTAGAGATCAAATTAAAACTATACCTAATGCTGTAAATATAGAACCAATGTTTACACCTCAATACTTAGAAACTTTTAATGATACGTTTGGCAGCTCTGCTGGTACTATTCCACAAAAAGCTCATACGATTGCTGAGATGCATAATGCTATGTATCCT